ATGTTCATTCAGCAGAAATACACGACAGCTACATGAATCCATATTTAACTTTTAACAACTTGTATCAAGAGGAGACTAAAGATGCCTAAACACACTAAATATATGTCTAAGGGCGGTGCTATGAAAAATACTAAGTACATGTCTAAAGGTGGAGCAATGAAAAAAGGAACTAAGAATGTTTCAAAAACTAAAGCACCTCATAATCGTCTTTACTAGTAATGACAATAAACAGGTCAAAGATAGGCCAACAAATTAGCAAAGCACCTAAAAAGAAAAAAAGTAAAAAACTTATTAGATCGCTTGCTTTAAAAACTAACAGGCGAAGCAGATCTAGAAGGAGATAAACATGTCTAATAATCCAAAAGGGATAACAGAATATACTTATAATTATATTCGTAATCCTCGCACTGCAGAAGATATAGACAAGATGACAGGTCGTCCTACTGGTCAGGGGTATGGCGCTGCACGTAAAGGTCCACAGATTAAAGCTGCAGAGCAGGATGTTGTAGTGGACTATGAGCCAGGAAAAATCATAGAATACAACGACTAGGAATAACTAAATGGGTACTAGCGGAACATACGACTTCTCAATGGATATTGATGAAGTTATTCAAGAAGCAACGGAGATGATTGGTGGTGAGCAGACACTGGGACATGAACCTAAGTCTGCTCGTAGATCAATTAATCTTCTTCTCCAAGATTGGCAGAACCGTGGCATTCTTCTTTGGACTGCTGGTACTACTGCTATCTCAGTATCTACCAGTGTAACATCTTATGCTTTAACTTCAAGCACCATTGATGTTACCGAAGCAGTTTTACGAAGAGATAATATTGATCTTCAGCTTGAACGTATTACGATGGAAGAATATTTAAAGATTCCTCGTAAGAGTCAAACAGGAAGACCTAATCAATATGCTATTCGTAGAGAGAGAGGCAATCCTGTTTTATTCCTTTGGCCTGTGCCAGATAATACTACAGATATTCTAAAGCTGGAGCAGGTTAAGCATACAGAAGATGTAACAAAATCTGCTGGTCAGAATGCTGATATATCTCGTAGATTTCTTCCTTGTCTTACTACAGGTCTGGCTTATTACATGGCTATGAAACGTCCAGGTGTTGACGTAGGTCGGATTGGTCTTCTCAAAGCAGAGTATGAAGAACGTCTTATGCACGCTATGGATGAAGACAGAGAAAGAGCAAGTGCTTATTTTTTACCTAGAATAAATAGGTTATAATAATGGCAAGCAATAAGAACGCCAAAGCTGTATGTGATATATGCGGTTTTGTTTATCCTCACAGGGTAATGAAACTAAACAGTTATGGTTTACTTGTTTGTCCTACTGATTTTGATGGAGCATATGATTTAAAAAATCATCCGCAGAATAAAGTACCTGATGTAAGAGATGATATAAATATTCGTAATCCTCGTCCACCGTCTAACTTAGATAGAGGCATTGAGTGGCAAAATGCTAATACTAAATGGGAAGACACAGATAGATTTTGGAATTTAATATAATGGCAACACTTACTGGCAAACTCATATCAAACAGTTACAAAGATTTACTTCAGGTAAGTAACAGTAACAGTGGTGTAGATTCAACTGTACGTTTTGTTTCAGACGGTGAAGGAACAAACTCAGCCTTAAAAATAAGTAACTCTGAAGTAGAGACAACAGGTAAACTAACAGTTGGTGCTAATCTTAGCGCATCAGGAAACATAACAGCTAATGCTGCAACTCTAATAGCTACTGTGTGTGCATCAACATATTTTGGTGACGGTTCTAATTTAACAGGTGTAGAAGCATCTATACCAACATCTGTATCAACATTTACAATAAATCAATTAACAGTAGTTAGTGGAGCATCGTTTACAGGTAAGGTTAGCGGAACTGCAGCAGAATTTAGTGGCAATGTTAGCGCAGCATCTTATTTTGGTGATGGATCTAACTTAACTAATTTACCTACTGCTCCTAGTTCAGTATCAGCATTTACAGTTAATCAGCTTACAGTTGTAAGTGGTGCAGCATTTAATGGAAAGGTCAGTGGCACTGCTGCAGAGTTTAGTGGTAATGTCAGTGCAGCTAATTTATTTGCATCTACTAATGTATTTGTAGGTGGTTCTGCAGTTCCTACTGCTTCAGATATAGCTGCAGTTAGCGCACTTACAAGTGTAAATAAAGCAGCTATAACCTCTATTAACTCCATACTAGGAGACGGTTCTAACTTTGCTACATCAGCGGAACTGGCTGCTGTGTCATCGGCATTAGCTACAAGTATAGGAAATAGTAATGCAGCTATTACATCGATTAATTCTATTCTTGGAGATGGATCTAACTTTGCTACATCGGCAGAGTTGGCGGCTGTATCGTCAGCATTAGCTACAAGTATAGGAAACAGCAATACAAACATTGCAGCAGTCAGTGCTTTGACCAGTGTTAATGCTGCTGCTATTACTTCTATCAATGCTGTTATTGAAGGCAGTGTATCTGCAGACAAAGGAACATTCAATACTCTCGTAGTTAAAACTTCTGCATCTGTAAGTGGTGAGTTAAGAGTAGGAAGTAAGATTGGTGTAGACAAAGCTTCACCAGAAAAACAAATACATATTTCTAAGTCAGCCGCTGCAGATGTAAATCAGTTGACAGATGCTACAGTTATTGCAGTTGATTTTAACACAGGTCAAAACTTTACAGTTACTCTTACTGATAACAGAACTTTAGGTAATCCTACTAATTGCACCCCAGGTCAGGTAGGTAGTATATTTATAGTTCAAGATGGAACAGGAAACAGAACTTTAGGCTATTCAAACTATTATCAATTTGCTGGAGGAACTGCACCTGATCTTTCAACTGCTGCTAATGCAATAGACAGATTAGATTACATAGTACATACTGCTGTCTTAACTCAAGCAGTGTTAACTAAAGCATATGCAAGTACATCATAAGGTTTAAATTTAAATGGTTTTTAATACAAATATATTAGCTGGTTCTGGTGGTCAAGGTGAAGAAGGTTTTAGTCCTAAAGCTGCATTTCTCCCTAATACAAGTGCAGGGGGTTTAAATTATTTATTTACTTCTTGTACAGCAAATGCCACTGTTAGTAGTAGCAGTTCAACACTCATAGCTAATACTAAAAAAGCATCGTGGTCTTATTGGATTTATCCCTCTCAAATATCAGCAGCTAATGTTGGATTTGGTACACATATATATCCTTTTAGCGCTGGAGCAGTCACAGGAAATGATACTAATGGTACTCAAATAACTACTCAATATAGTTTTTTTCATAGAAAAGGTGATGCTGCTGGTGGGTATGATGCTTTTATGTCACCACCTGCTGGATCTTTTATGTTTTCAAAAGCAGGAATGTCTAATGTATTTGTTACTAATCAGTGGAATTGTATACAAATTAGTTTTAATACATGTGTAACTAATGTAGGCAATGTATATGTTAATGATACTCATAAAGCGTCTGTTGGTACAGCTACTGGTTTATTTTTAAATACGGCTGGTGCATCAAGATTTTATATTGGCGCTTCTTTGTTTGGCCCTAGTGGTGCGCATGCTGCTTATAGAGGAGGTTTAGCAGAATATTATTATGCACCTGGGCAGTACATTAATTTTAATATTGAATCTAATAGAAGAAAATTTATTAATGCTGATGGCACACCTGTTGATTTAGGTGCAGATGGTTCAACTCCAACAGGTAGTAGACCTATGATGTATTTATCTTTAAGAGATGGAGAAGCTGCAACTGAATTTGCTACAAATAGAGGTTTTGGTTCAGATTTTACAGTTAAAACATCAATATCTATTCTTGATGTAGCTGTTTCAGCACCAGTTTAAAAGGAAAGATTATGTGGGCATTAGTTAAAAATAATTCTGTAGTTAAAATTTTTAAACAACCAAAAGCTACTACTATAGATACTATTCAATATCCTAAAAATATATTTACACTATGGAGTGATTCAGAGTTAGAAGCTATAGGTATTTATAAAGTAACAGAAAATGGATCAGGAAAAAATAATATTTTATACACTAATACTTATAAAGATGAATTTAAAAATGGTGGTGTAACAAGAACATATACTAACACAGAAAAAAGTTTAAGTGATTGTCAAAAAATTTTAGTAGAAAAAATTAATTTTAATCTTTCAGATTTATTAAGAAGTACTGATTGGATAATAATTCGTGAACAAGAAACATCGAAAGCTAAACCCAGTGACTTAGCCACATGGCGTACAAATTTAAGAACTAAACATGCAGAGTTAGAAACAGCTATTAATAATGCCAGTAGTGTTTCAGAGTTAGAAGCAATTGATATAAACAGTGGATGGCCTGAAGACCCAAGAACATGAAGAAATACATTTTAATTTTCACACTATTTTATTTACAGGTTTTTTTATATTCTTTTTCTGCACAAGGTAATCATAATTCAGTTCCTATGTCTGAAGACTTAATAACTTATAAAAGTTTTTGTATAGATGAAGATTCAATATTAAGAGTAGGTAAAGGTTTACAAGAGTCAAAACAAAAAGCAGATCTTTTATTTCTTAGTTTGTCTGCGGGAGAGAGATGTTTTACTCATCCAAGAAAAGTAATAGGTTTAGTAATTGAAGAAGTATACAGGTTTAAAAATTATTTAAAAACAGAAACAATAGTTTATAAGATTAAGACAAATCCCACAGAGTTTGGTTACATATTATATCTGTCTGCACCAGAATTAGGAGTTTAAAATGGCAAGTACTTATACATCAAATATAAGACTAGAGAAGCAAGCAGATGGAGAAAATCCTAATGCTTGGGGAGCAATTCTTAATACTAATGTTATTGATCTGGTTGATCAGGCGGTTGCAGCATATCAGGTAGTTTCGGTTAGTGGTACTACTCCTATAACACTAACTCAGGTTAATGGTGCTACAGATCAGTCACGTAAAGCTATCTTGTCTTTTGATGGTACACTCACAGCAGAAACTTCTATCATTATTCCTTCTGTTAATAAGATGTATTATGTAAGAAACAATACATCAGGATCATTTGCTCTTAAAATTAAAACTGCAGGTAATACAGCTATTACTATAGAACAAGGTTCTAATGTGATGGTAGCATCTGATGGCACAGATGTATATCAGACTGCATTCCCAACATCCGTAAGTTCTTTTACTGCTAATAGTTTTACAGCTACATCAGTATCTACCAATGTTCTTAATGCTACTAAAGTATCTACCAGTATTATGACTGCTGCTCAAGTGTCGGCTACAGCTATACATGCTACATCAGTATCTGCTGTATCAGGTAGATTTTCAGGAACAGTGTCTGCTTCTGCATTTGCTGGTCTGGGTATAATACCTACAGGAATGATTTCTCCTTATGCAGGAGGTTCTGCACCAACAGGATTTTTACTTTGTTTTGGACAAGCTGTAAGTAGAAGTACTTATTCTGATTTGTTTGCAGTAGTAAGTGCAACTTATGGTGCAGGAGATGGTTCAAGTACTTTTAATGTTCCTGACCTTAGAGGAAGAGTTGTTGCAGGTCAAGATGATATGGGTGGCACAGCAGTTAGTATTCTTACTTCATCTACTCCTGGAGGAATAGATGGTTCTGCTTTAGGAAATACTGGTGGTTCACAAAGTAATACAATTACAGTTTCTACTTTACCTGATTTCCACTACTTTAATAATGCTGCTGCAAATAATACAGCACAAGCTGGAAGTGGAAGAGATGCTTTTTCAAGTGGTAATGGTACTAGTGAACAAGGTAGTGGTGAAGCACATAATAATATTCAACCTACATTTATTCTCAACTATATAATAAAAACTTAAATGGCAAGCACAACAGCAAGATTATTTAAATTTAATCTCAGACCTGGAATACGCAGAGAGTCTACAGACTACTCTGAAAGTGGTTCTTGGTATGACTGTGACCGTGTGCGTTTTAGGGAAGGCAAGCCAGAAAATTTACGTGGCTATCAAAAACATTTAGATACTACTTTTGATGGCACAGCAAGAGACTTACTTACTTGGCAGAATAACAATACAGAAAAACTTTTATCTTTTGGCACAGAACAAAAACTATATGTTCTTGCCAGTGATATTTTATATGATGTAACTCCTATCGTGAGTACAGTAACTGTAGGAACAGATGGAACAATAGGTAAGTTAGCAACTGTTTCAGGTTCTAATAAGATAGCAGTTAGTCTTAATGCAAATAATGTTTCAGTAAATGACTATATCTTTTTTACCAGCGCATCTATAAGAAACTTTGCCAGCACTAACTTTGCTGCCAGTAGTTTTGGTGGACCTGTATTTAGAGCGGTTAGCACAAGCGGAACAAATCGTTTTCTTATTAGCACCACAAGTGTGGCAACAGCCACAAGCACAAGTGCGGGTACAGCAACAGTTAACTTCCTTTTAAGAACAGGACAAAATGATAACATTCAGGGTCTAGGTTATGGTGCAGGAGTCTACAATGCTGGTGTATCCACAACAGGTGGAAGAGCGTGGAACAGACCTGCTGAATCTTCAGATATAGTTTTTGCTGCTACTCAGTGGTCACTAGATAACTTTGGTGAAGATTTATTAGCTGTTCGCAGAGGTGGTAATTTATTACACTGGGATGCAGATGCAAGCATTAGACCAATTAGAGCAGCTATAGTAACTACTGCTCCTGCTAGTATTAATAGCATTGTTGTGTCCCCTAATGACAGACACGTTTTAGCTTTTGGTACAAATGAGTTTGCTGGTGGTGCATTTAATCCTTTGTTAATTAGATGGTCAGATCAGGAAGACTTTACCAACTGGACACCATCAGTTTCCTCTACATCAGGTGAGTTACAAGTAGTAGATGGAACAACTCTCAAGGGCGGTATTAGATCACGTAATACAATACATGTTTGGTCTGACCAAGCATTATATTCTTTACAGTATGTAGGTCCACCATTTATCTTTGCTATATCACAACTAGGAACTAACTGTGGATTAATAGGTCAACATGCAGCTATTAACGTAGACGGTATTTCTTATTGGATGGGAGACAACAACTTCTACAGGTTTGATGGTAGAGTGGATAAACTAGACTGCACTGTTCGCAGATATTTATACGATGATTTTAATATGGCGCAGGGTGATAAAGTTTATGCTGCAGTCAACTCAGAGTTTCACGAAGTTGTCTGGTACTATCCTAAAGAAGGTTCATTAGAACCTAATGCTTATGTTCTTTATAACTATGAGGAAGACACTTGGGCATATGGCACTGGTTTCTACACAACCTTCAAAGATGCTACGGTATTTACTAATACTATAGCAACAGGAAAAGTATCTGCAGGAGCAACACCCCATATCTGGGATAACGAACCTGTGTCTATATTTACTGGTGATGGAGTAGCATTGTCTTCTTTCCTGCAATCTGCAGACTTTGATATAGAGGATGGTAACGATCTGATATTTGCAGACAGAATTATTCCTGACTACACTATAAATCAGGGTAACATAAATATGTCTGTTAACTTCAGAGAGTTTCCTGCGGCTAACACTATTGAGAAAGGACCATTTGAAATTAACTCAGGCACGAAGAAGATAGACTTCAGAGGAAGAGGAAGACAATCTAACGTGAGAGTTTCCTGTAATGACTTTAATACCTCATGGAAGTGGGGTAGTGTTCGTATGGCAATTCAAAGAGATGGTAAACGATAATGGCTTTTCTTTATCCAGAACTACCCAGATATCAGAACACAGAGGATTTAACTCAGGTATACAATACTCTTGTAGCTTATGCTGGTGAGTTAAAGTTTCTTTTAGAATCAAGAGATGTAGAGCTAGGTTCTACTCCAGCTACTAAAATATTTAGTGTTGTTACTGTATCAGAAATAGGTAGACCCGCTAGTGGAGATATCGCTTTCTCTATAAGCTCAAGTAAGTTTAAAGGCTATGTAGGTAATAGTTGGGTGGACTTTCACTAATGTATGACTATAAGAAAGTTTTAGAAGTAATAAATCAGAATACATTTATTGAGAATGTAAATAAAGGTATAGTACAGCCGCCTGATTTTTTTGGAGCAACTAAATCTGAAGGTATGGCATATTCAAAAGATTCGCTGTATAATAAAGAAAATACATTACATGCAGATATGACTAAGATACAGTCTAACTACATGGATATTAGGAGATAATTATAATGGTTGAAGGATTAGATAAGCTGGCAGATATACAGGCTTTACGTGAGGCTGCTCAACGTCCTCCTGCTGAAGTACAACAGATGCAGATGCCTTCTCCTGATGCTGGTTTACAAAGTCTGGGACAGCAAGAGGTAGACATGGCTACAGGCATGCCAGTAAGTTTTAGTCCTGCTGATGCAGTAAGTCAGGTAGCCACTGTAGCTGGTCAATATGCTATGGCTAATCCACAAAAGACCGCACCGTTTGCTGCAGCATTGGCTGCTTTTGGAGCAGGTAGTGAAGCAGCTAATATGATAGACAGACGTGTAGAGGCTGAGTCAGAGAGGGAGAATTTAGATGCTGTCAAGAATGTTGCTACATCATTACCCGATAGAACTAGAACTGATATGCCAGCAATGGCTATGCCAGTTCAAGCGCAAGAAGAAATCCAAATCAGTGAAGTAGCTCCTCAACCAGGGTTAACTACTATGATGCCTATGAAAGAAGGTGGAAGACCTAGTAAAGAACAAATAGAAAAAAATAAAAATAAAATTGAAAATTATTTAATTTCTAAAAATTATTCTCCTAACGCAGTTGCAGGAATAATGGGAAATATTTTTGGAGAAAATGATACCTTTGACTATAAAAGAAAACAAGATAATGGAAATGCCATAGGTTTATTTCAGTTTGATTTTATGAAACCTTATTATAAACAATATTTAAAAGATACAGGTAAAAAAGATTCTGAGATTAGTCAGATAGATTTTATGACAGAGCAAATTAATAATCCTGAAAAAAGTATTCTTGGTTCAGGCAATGCTAAAAAATTAAAAAATATATTAGATACAGGAAGTGTAGAAGAAACAACAACTGGATTTATGGAAATATTTGAAAGACCTGGAAAGCCAAACTTAAATAAAAGAATTAAGGCCGCTAAAACATTTTCAAATACAAATCAAGCTGAAGATGAAAATTTTCTAGACACTATAAAATCTTACGGTAGCGAAGGTATAAGCGCTGTCAGAGAATTTCTTGGCCTTAGAGAAGGCGGTGATGTAGGAGAATATTTTGAAGGTCAGGTAGAAGGAAAGGGTGACGGTATGTCTGATGAAATACCTTTCCGAGTAGAAGGTGGTAATCCTGACTTTGCTCTTCTTAGTAAAGATGAGTATGTCATACCTGCTGATGTAGTGTCTATGCTTGGTAACGGTTCTTCTGACGCTGGCGCGGATGAGTTAGATGATTTTGTAAAAGATACACGTAAAGAGGCTTTCGGAAGAGAGAAGCAACAGACAGAAATTGACGCAGAGAAAGGACTAAGTTCGTTATCTTAAATGGAAGTTACAAAGATAAGGTCAAACTGTATAGAGATTACATGGCCGTATGTAAAAGACTTACTGGCTAAACCACTGAAAAGAAGTCACGGGGAATATAACTTAGAAGATATTTATAATTTATTAATAACAGAAGTAATGGAGTTGTGGGTTGGACTTAGTGAAGAAAATGGAATTGTTGTCGCTGCAACAACCCAACTTGATAAATATCCTAATTATAATGTTCTTACTATTTGCTTAGTAGGTGCAAAGACAAATACAATAGATGATTGGTTAGACTACTGTGTGTCTGATGATTCTGACATGGTTCAATATGCGAAACAAAATAACGTAAAGCATATTAAAATAATTGCAAGGGATGGTTGGAAAAGAAAACTGGAGAAGTTTAATTATAAAAAATACGCCACCGTATTAACTAAGGAACTATAACAATGAGCATGAAAAATAAATTTAATAAAGTCTTGTCAGACTTTTCTAGTGTAGAGAAAGTATTATTATATAACTTTTTATATGAAGAATTGTCTGGTAAAGGCATATGTGGTGACACTGAACTTGCTCACGTTAACAAACATGAGATGGCTGTTCTTCGTTCTATGGGTGGCGTAGGAACGATAAACGAAAATACCAAATGTGTGCAGTTCTTTGGTTCACCTCCTCCACCTCCTCCTGTACAAACAGTATCAAGACAGACATCTGAAATACCTGAAGAGTTAAAACCTTATGTTAAAGAAGTTCTTTCTGAAGCACAGGACATTTATAGAACACGTAAAGAAGAAGGATATGTTCCTTATACTGGTCAAGAGATAGCTGAGTTTAGTCCAGAACAAGAAAGAGCATTCGATCTTACTTCTCAAGCAGTGGGACAAACCCAAGCTTTTGCTACTCCTGCTGCACAGTTTGCAGGGTTAGCTGGTCTTGGAACTACAGATGCAGACATCTCAAGGTTTATGAATCCTTATGTATCCCAGGTTATTGAAAGAGCAGAGCGTGAGCGTAGAAGAGCAGCAGATATAGAACAACAGGAGTTAGCTGCAAGAGCAGTTCAGGCTGGTGCATTTGGTGGTAGCAGAGAGGCTATCTTAGAAGCAGAACGCCGCCGTAATTTAGAACAGGGTATTGCTGACATAAGAACCGCAGGTTTGTCAGAAGCTTTTAAACAAGCAGTGCAACAGGCACAAGCACAACAAGAGAATAGATTAGGCGCTGCTCGTAGTCTTACTGAACTTGCACAGGTTGCACCTAGAGGAACTGCTGATGAACTTGCACGTTTAGAAGCAGTCGGTGCAGCACGTAGAGGACGAAGCCAAGCTGATTTAGATATATCACAAAGAAAGTTTTTAGAAGAAAGAACTTTCCCAGAGGCTACACTTGCTCAATACTCTGAGTTTATTCAACCCACTCAAAGACAGTTAGGTGCAGCAGGTACACGCACGAACATAGGACCAGGACAGGCACAACCAACCTATCTTCAACAAGCTTCAGGATTTTTAGGTGCGTTATCAAAATTTAGAAAAACTGGTGGTAAAGTAGGAGGTTCATCTGGACTGGCTTCTCTTCAAGCTGGAGGACAAATTCCTGATCCAGAAGATGATCCAGATAAATTTACTAAAGAAGAAGAAGCAGCTTTAGCAGCAGTTTTAGCAGAGGCGCAGCCAGGATTTTTTGAAACTGCAAGAGATACAGTAAGTTCAGGTATTTCTTCAATACGTGACTTTTTTACGGAACGTCCAAAGCAAGATCCTTTTGCTACTCCTACTAGATTAGATACTCTTGGTGACTTTCTTATAGGTTATTCACAGGCTGATCCTTCTAAACCTTTAGGAACACAGTTTGGTCAAGCTGCTGCATCTATGTCTGCCAAGCAAGCTAAAGAAAGGCAGCAAAGATTGGCTAATGAAATAGCTAGAAGAAGGTTAGGATTAGAAAAACGAGAATTAGATATTAAAGCAGCGAAAGTTGGCAGGGTTACTAATTCAGAACTTCGTAAACTAATAACTACATTTAATGATGGTACTGTCAGTCCAGAGGCTAAAAAAGAAATAGCTGCTCTTTATCCTAATGATCCTAGAGTACAAAAACAATATAGAATTGCAATGGGTAAAACCTTATCTGATAAACCAGGATCGCTTCCACCTGCCACAGGTAACCAAAATAATGTTCCTATAATTGATAAATCAAGATTGGGTCAACGAAGTCGAGAACAATTAAACAAACGTGGAAGACCTAAAGGATAATGGCTAGTGGCTGAAGAACAACAACCTTCCGTACAAGAAAGGTCATATGAAAGTTTAGTTGCTGATAAAGACTTTACTGATGGTCTTTTCTATGTCTTGAAAGATTTAGAAATTGATGTTGACTATCAAAATAAACAAAGTATCGTAGATGCTTTTCTTACAAGAAAGAGATTTTTTGAAAACAATCTTGTAGCTGCTCCTGTAGCAAAAAGTGCTATAGATGATTTGGATGATGATAGCAAAGCTATTCTTGGATACTCTTTACAAGAAGCAGATAAACTTCCTACCTTTGGAGAAGGTGCCGCACCTCTCGGTAAAAAAATAGCAGACTATGGTCTTGCTGGTATAACTGATCCTACTAATTTATTTTCTGCTGTAGCCGCTGCATTTACTTTAGGTGCAGGAGGTGCTGCTAGTTTGGCTGCTAAAGAAGCTGCTAAACAGGGTGTAAGAAAATATCTTAAATCAAAAATAAAAGCCGCTGTTTCTAAACCAGCATTAGCCAGTTATGCAGTAGAAGGAACTGTAGCTGGAACTGGTGGTGCAGCAACAAATGTTATCAATCAAAAGATACAGCAAGAAGTAGGACTACGGGATGAAGAAGATGGTATTGATTTAACAGAGGCTGCAACTCAAGGTATTATAGAAGGTGTTGCTTCTCCTGTCATAGGTGTTTTGGGTAATGTTGCTGGCGGTGGTGCATATCAGTTAGGTAAAGCTTCAGGTAGAAAAGCAATACAAGTTCTTCCTGATGCAAAAAAAGAAGGTATAGAATCTGGTGTTGCTTGGTTAGAGCGTAATCTTTTACCTGCGGGTGGTGCGTCTGATACACAAAGACGATTGATAGAACGTCAGTCAGGTCAGGCAATGTCTTTCAAAAACAGAGCAGAAGATTTAACAAATTCTTTTAATGATGTTTTAAAAAGAGATTTTACAGAAGCAGATATCATAGGAATAAAAAAGGACGATGCTACAGGAACAAAAGAAATACTTGCAGAGGAAAGTTTAATTAATAAAGCACTTCAGGGTGATGCGGATAGTTTGTCTTTAGTTCAAAATAAAAGTCAAGAAGCAAGAAATTTAATCGATGACTTTTTTAGTTTAAGAAATGAAGCTTTTGACTTCGCTAAAAATTCTTCTGTTAATAAAAAGATACTAGGCATATTTGATAAAGACCCTAATTATGTTCGTAATGTTCCAGAAAAATATGCTGTTACTAAAAGAACAGAAAGTTATAAAGACTTCATTAAAAGAAATCCAGACATTAAATCAGAATTAAGACAGGCTATGCTTCTCGATCCTGAAAATTCAAATTGGAAAAAATTTACTGATAGATATATCCAAGTAGACAGTGAAGGGGTAGCTAAAGAAACATTAGATAATACTAAAGTAGATAAGATTATAGATGAAGCTGCTGAAAGTTTATATGCTCCTACAAAAAAATTAAAAAAAGAAACAGGTGCGTTTGAGAAAAGAAAAGAAGATTTAAGTCCTACGTTAAAGAAATTTATTGGTTACAATAATATCCCAGGATTAAGAATAGCTGAAACTATAAATGGTATAGTTGATACAGCCTCAAGAACTAATGCTGCCAGAGATATAATAGGAGATGCTACCCGCAGAGGGGTGGCTGTTACTGTAGACAAGGCAGCTAAAAATCCAGAAGCAGTAGCCAGACAAAGTTTGGGTGGTGAGGATGTAATGCCTATTACTGGTTCTTTTCAAAAGATATCTAAGGGTGAAAAAGAAGATGCAGTTATGCGCCTTCCCTTTGATGCTATAGATGATTCATTAAAAAATGTGTATATTACAAAGACAGAAGGTCAGAAGTTAAAAGAACTTTTTGAAGGGGAAGGTTTTCTTAGTGATCTTTATAAACAAGATAATGTTGTAGGAACTGTTGTAAGAACATTCTCTGGAGTGCAGGGATTATCTAAAGCAGGTAAGACTATCTATTCTCCGTTAGCACACATTAGAAACACTGTAGGTGCGATTGGATATACAATAACAAGTGGAAATCTTAAAGGTCTTCTAGATGGTTTTAGATATGCAATGGCACTACCTAAGAAAGAAAAAGATGATCTTATTAAGGAATATACTGATTTAGGAATTAGAGGTTCTAACATTGATCTTAATCAGGTATTAAAAAGATTTGGAGATATATCTGATAAGATAGATGACGGTAATATCATAGAACGTCTTGTTAAAAGTGGTGGTTTAGCTGCATTTGGAAAACCAGGAACAAAAGCTGCTAAAACTGCTCAAGATTTTTATGGTGGTGTTGACGATGCTTTTAAAGGATTAGCTGTTTTTGCTAATGAGAAAACAAAAGCTAAAAAAGTATTTGATTCTCTTTCAAAGGAACAACAGGCAGCTAAACTTGCAGAGTTTGATCAAACATTTAATGCTGGTAGAGGAACATCTACAGCAAAGGATTACATTAAAGAAATAGCTTCTCAGAAAACTTTAAATCTTACTCCTGTATATGGCCGTATTCCTAAAATATTAGAAAAGCTAAGAGCATTGCCAGTGATAGGTTCTTTTACTGCTTATCCTGCAGAACGTATCCGTAATACTTATCAAATATTTAAAATTGCAACAGATGAATTAAGAGAGGGTTTTGAAACAGGAAACAAAGAATTAACTAAACAGGGGATATCTCGTCTTGCTCAGTGGAGTGCGGCTCAAGGTGCGCTGTATACTGGTGCTTACGTTATGAATGAAAGCAATGGCTTTGGAGATGTGGTAGATGGAATGCGTAATTTTCTTCCTGATTGGGAAAAGAATGGCGCGTTAGTAGTAACAGGTAAAAATAAAAACGGCAACTACGATTATGTCAATCTTACTTATATTCATCCTGATAGTCAGTTTCAAAATGCAGTTGTTCCTCTTATTCTCAAAGCAGCTAGAGGCGAAGATGTATCAAAGGACTTAGATAAATCTTTAACAAATTCTTTTTATGAACTAGTTGATCCTTACGTCGATCCTAGTTTAGCATTTGAGTTTACTAAAAATATGAAAGAGTTTGTAACAACAGGAGAAGGAAGAAATCTTTTAAAAGCTTTGTCTGCTGTTGAACCAGGATATCTTAACTTTTTAACAGATATGGCAAGAGATGCCAGTGTATTTGAAAAGTTTGGTCAGGTAGGAAAAGACGTAGAAAAATTTAAATATGGTGAAGTGTTTGGTACTCAAGATGCAAGAGCAGAAAATCTTTTTGAATTACTTTCTAAAAATGGTCTTGTAATTCCAGGTGCTAAAACAAAAACATTTAATCCTAAAAAGACTATGGGATTTGCTATGTCTAATATTAATAAAAATTATAATTTAGAAAGAGGAAAATTTATTAAAGATTTAAAAGATAATCTTTCTGATCCTCGTACAGAAATTAATCCTGTCTCTATACTAAAAGACTATGATGAGATTTTACAGCAAGAGTTTGTATCTCAACAAGCTTTTTTAAATTTATACAGAGATATGGAAAAGATTGTAGGTAAAAAAGAATTATTAAATATTATAGAATCTTTAGAAGATTCAAGTAAGGGTGTATTACTATCAAAAAAAGCTAGGAAAGCAGCAATAAATAATGAACGTGCATTACCAACAACTCTATCCGATCAGTCTAAAGAGTTTGCTAAAATTATAAGAGAGTTAGGAAAGAAAACAGGTTTTTCTTATAGAAAAGATATAAATAATCTTAGAAGACAATTATCTAGATTAGAAGAGTTTTATAAAGGTAGAAGTTTAAATGCAGAACCACCTGATATTCAAATAGGTTCAGACTAATGGAAATGAATGGACAGTTTCTGTTCCAAGTAGGAGCAGTTATAGCTTCTTTGTCTGGCGCATGGGCGTTGGTAAGATCACAAGTGCATACACTCAAAGCTAATCAAGCTGAAATAAAAAACTATGTGGATGAATTAAACAGAGAACTGGATACAGCAGAGAATGCTGTGTCTGTTTTGAGAAGTCAGATTAAGGTTTTGGCAGACATTCTAAGTCCTGACAATCTTAAAGTTCAATACGAGTGGCAGGGTGAAATAGCAGAAAAATTAAATCAAATGGAAAAAGATATTACAACGCTCCAACACATGCATAATGGTCGTCATCCTGCTCTTGAAGAGATTCTAACAAAAAATAAGTCCTAAAATTAGCCGTACAGTGTAGGTAAAGAACCTCTCGGCTACCCTACCACCAGAAGATAAGCTAATTTTATGTGTGTTTAATTATCAGGCGCACAGAAGATTTATGCTATTTTAGTACATGACCTTCTCTGGATTCAAGATATTCTTTCCTGACATTTCTTTTTGGAACAGATTCTATCTTTTTTCTTATATGTTCTGCTTCATCAAGTTCTTCTTCCTGTTCTTCATCTGCGAAAAAGTCACACTTTAAAAAAAGTTTTGATGTTTCTTTCTCACCCAGAACTTCAAGATACTTAATTATATCTTCTTCTACTTCAGCTATAGTCTTAGGCGCTTCTTCTTCTTTAGCAGAACGCACACGAGTCAGGACTTCTAATGCTTTAATAGCACTGTTTGTATGTCCGTTGTTCTTTGCATAGGTATATTGATTTTCTATTTCAGAGACAACATCGATACGTGTCTCTATTTCTTTCTCTAACTCTTCTATTCTTTCCCTGATATCTTCTCTTTGTAAAAGTCTGTGACCTTGAGTATGTGCAGAACCTTCAGAGTAGCCAGCTATCTTGGCAGACTCTGTTGCATTACGATACATAATGTATGCTTGACAGAACTTCTCCTGTC